CGTCAACAAGCAACCAAACATTTAATTTTGTACCGAGAAAATCGCAGTACAATACTATGCTGATTACAGACGAAATCGAAAACGAAACTATAACCGTTGCTATTGTTAGCTCGGCCATTTCCGGATATACAAATACAATTACGGCGGCGTTTACTTTAAAGGAGGCGCGCAGTTATATGCTAACCCTAAAACAAGGCAGCGAAATTATATACAGAGACAAGATATATTGCACTAATCAGGCAGTAACTAACTACACTATAAACCAAGGGCAGTACGTATCGCATACGTCTAATAACGAATTTATCGTAATATGAGCAGCAACATACAATTTGTAAATTTAAGTCAATACGAACCACCTATAATCACGGAAAGTAAGCGCGATAACTGGGTAGAATTTGGCGGAGAAAATAACTTCTTTCAGTTCCTTATAGACCGCTACAATAATAGCACAACCAACGCAGCAATTATAAACAACGTTTCTCGCCTGATCTACGGACGAGGTTTAAGCGTTTTAAATGCAGATAGAAAACCAAATGAATACGCGCAAGTCAAAACCCTCTTTCACGACGATTGCGTCCGTAAAATCGTTATGGACCGCAAGTTATTGGGACAATTCTCAATCCAAGTTCACTACAACGCAAATAAAACCAAAATAGTCAAGGCTTATCATATGCCGGTAAACCTTCTACGCGCTGAGAAATGCAACAAAGAAGGCGATATTGAAGGTTATTACTACTCGGATAATTGGGAAGATGTTAAGAAATTTAACCCTGAGCGATACCCTGCATTTGGTTACGGAGGTAAAAACGAATTAGTTGAAATCCTGTATTCTAAGCCTTACAACGTAGGGATGAAGTACTACGCTTATCCAGACTATCAAGGCGCGCTTCCGTATTGCCTGCTCGAAGAAGAAATAGCGCAGTACCTGATCAATGACGTTCAGAACGGCTTTTCTCCTACGATGATCGTGAACTTTAACAATGGTACGCCTTCTGAGGAGCAGATGAGTATCATTGATTCTAAAATTAAATCTCAACTAACAGGCGCCAGAGGCAACAAGATCGTAACATCATTTAATGATAACGCTGAGCAAAGAACTACGGTTGAACCTATTGCTTTAAACGATGCGCCGGAGCACTATCAATACCTATCTGAGGAATGTATGCGCAAAATTATGCTTGGGCATAACGTTACCTCTCCTTTGCTTTTCGGAGTGGCTTCTACAACCGGATTTAGCTCCAATGCTGATGAGCTTAAGAACTCGGCTATTTTATTTGACAATATGGTAATTCGTCCGGTACAGGATGAGTTGATTTCCGCTTTTGATCAGATCCTGCATTTTAACGGAATTACGGTTAAATTATTCTTTAGAACTTTACAACCTTTAGAATTTACAGACCTAGAAAACGCAATGACTGAAGAACAGGTGCAGGAAGAAACCGGAACCGAGTTAAGCAGCCAAAACGCAGAACTTGAGGCTATCCTTTCGGAAGTTGATTCCGCGAACCTTTCCGATGAATGGGTTGAGGTTGATTCTAGAGAGGCTACAGACGAAGATGAGGCGTTAGATGAGGTATTATATCAGAAGGACGCAGAAATGCAGCCAGAGAGCCTTTTAAGCAAGGTTTATAAATTTGTTTCTGCAGGTTCAGCCAACGCAACCGCTCGCTCATCGCAGGATAAAGAAGTTAGCCGCGTAGATTCTTTGAAGTTTTTTAAAGTTCGCTACAGGTATACAGGCAACTCAGCACCTGATCGCGCTTTCTGTAAAGCTATGATGGCCAAACAAGATCGTTTATTTCGCAAAGAAGATATAGATGCAATGAGCCAGCGCGCTGTCAATCCGGGCTTTGGTGAAGGCGGCGCAAATACATACGACATTTTCAAGTACAAGGGCGGCCCTAGATGCCACCACAAATGGGAGCGCGTAACTTTTATGCGTAACGTAAAAGGAAGCAATAGAAAGTTTGAACAAGTAGGTACCCGAGCTGCTGAGATTAAAGGCTACAAAGTTACAAACCCTTTTGAGGTTTCTATTTACCCAAATAACCTTCCATTGAAAGGCTTTTCGCCTAATAACCCTAACTTACCTAAAGACGCAAAATAATGGCGCAGGCACTATTAATTACAGATACAGATCTAAAGAAGTTTACTGCTACCAACGGTAACGTTGACGTAGATAAATTCGTGCAGTTTATCAAAATCGCGCAGGATATTCATATACAAAATTACTTAGGTACCAAGTTACTAGAAAAGATTGAAGCGGATATTATCGCAGGAACGCTCTCAGGCAACTATCTAAGTTTGGTAAATACCTACGTTAAGCCGATGTTGATCCATTGGGCTATGGTCGAATACTTGCCTTTTGCGGCCTATACCATCGCTAACAAAGGAGTTTATAAACATTCGTCTGAGAATAGCCAGAACGTAGATAAAAACGAAGTTGATTTCTTGACTGAAAAGGAGCGCTCAATTGCCCAGCATTACACCGAGCGTTTTATCAATTATATGTGTTTTAACAATAACTTATTTCCGGAGTATAATAATAACTCAAACGATGATATGTACCCGGATAGAATGAACAACTATACGAGCTGGTATATATGAAAAAAAGAACAAAGGTAGGAAGCTACAAACCGCGAAAGGAGAACGTAGAAAAACTGATCACATACTTAAAGAAACAAGAAAATGGCAAATAGCAACGGATGGGGAGATGGCGCAGCAAACAACGCAATAGGTTGGGGGCAAGGCGCAGTCAACAACTTGATATCTTGGGGATATTCTCACTTTGTATCTTGGGCAGGATTGACTGACATCGTAGGTTCTCCTGTACCTTCATTAATTTCAAACTTCCAAACGAGAGTAGCAAATGATGGGGGTGCTTTTGAGGCATCTTCGTGTTTAACTACGACTCTTAACAACCTTAAAAATATCGCTTAATGAGCCTACTTGACGACGCATCACTATTAGTAACACCCAACGCAGAGAAGGCTACCAAGCTTTATAGCATTATCCCTACAAACGGAAACGGGGATTTCTCCGTAACTCGTGCGACTACTGCAACACGAACTAACTCAAGCGGACTGATTGAAAGCACACCTATCAATGAGCCTCGCCTTGACTACTCACTTGGAAGCTGCCCTAACATTCTTTTAGAGCCGCAAAGGACTAACCTTGCGTTGAGAAGCGAGGAGTTTGATAATGCTTCGTGGATAGTAAATGCCACAACTATTTCAGCTAACTCAACTACTTCACCAAGTGGATTGAATAACGCAGATACACTAACGGCAGATGGTACTTCGTCAAATCATAGAATCTCTCAAAACATAAGTATTTCAGCAACTACTTATAGTTATAGTATTTACGCTAAAAAAAATACGAATAATTTTATCCAAATCAATACAGGTAATTCATTTGGGGGTATGTGGGCAAACTTTGATATAAACAATGGTGTGGTTGGAACGTTAGGAACTACAACAGGAACTACTCCAACTTCAAGTATTACAAGCGTTGGAAATGGTTGGTATCGCTGCAATATAACTTTTACATCAACTGCATCTGGCAATTCAGGAACTATTGTTTGTTCAATTGTTACATCTGCAAGTGCTGCAAGAGCCGAAGTAAACACCCTTTCAACCTCCGTCTTTCTATGGGGCGCACAACTCGAAGCGGGCGCTTATCCAACCAGTTACATCCCGACAAGCTCGGCTTCAGTTACTCGAAATGCTGACGTAATCAGTAGAGGCAACATCTTCACCAATGGGCTGATAACTGCTTCGGGTGGAACTTGGTTTGTGGATTTGAGGGATAATGTTCCCATAGCGAGAGAAATCACAACGGGTGGAATATATTTAAACACAGGCACTATATCAACAATTGGCAGCGGATTTGTTTTAAGAAATGCGGGAAGTGCTGCGGCTCGAATGACAATAAATAAGGTAGAGTCAGGAACACTAACCAACCTTTACACTACCATTACTGACAATCCTAAAATTGCCATTAAATGGAACGGCACAACTGCTGACGTATTTGTAAACGGAATTAAACAAGTAAGCGCAACTGCATTTACTGCAACAGCAATGCAAAACCTAATAACGGACGGAATTAATAGAGCCGCGCAATATAACTCAATGGCGCTATTCCCAACACCGCTTACTGACACTCAATGCATCGCCTTAACAACGTAACAATGAACATCTACAAACTCACTTATCCAAACAAGGCAGCCGCAATAGCTGACCTCGAAAGCAAAGGAATACTAACCGCTGAAGGCTACGGCATCGGAGTACAAGCTGTGGTTGAAATCGGAGTTATTGCAATTGACGAAAACACGAACGCTGACGGCTACCACTACGACGTTATGAGCATTGAGAGCTACGACTTTGGCAGTAACCTCGTGACACCGAAGAATCCTAAACACGCATTTGCGGGCTATCCTATAAACCAAGAAATTGTAACTGATGAAATCTAAATCCTTATTATTCGTGTTTTCACTCTTTGCCGTACTCGCACCTGTAAAGCCTATGGTACTAATGGCAGTTGCTACTATCATTTTGGATATGGGATTCGGAGTATGGCGCAGCGTAAAGAAAAACGGATGGGCATCAATACGCTCACGGAGGCTATCTAACACGATTTCTAAAAGCCTTTTGTATAGCGGAGCGATAGTATTTATCTTTCTGCTTGAAAAGTTCATCCTTGCTGATTTATTAGCCTACTTCATTTCGGTAGACCTTCTACTAACAAAAGCATTTACTGCCTTTTGCGTATTCACGGAAGTTAAGAGCATTAACGAAAACTACTTCTCGGTTACTGGTATCAATGTTTGGGAAAAATTTATGCAATTTGTTAAGCGTAGCAAAGAGCAAGTAGAAGAATTGAAATGAAAAGGATCATAATTTTGTCGCTAATATCTACTATACTTGCGACATCTTGCACGCTGAATTACCACCTGAATAAAGCGATTAAAAAAGGATATAAGCCGGCGGTATACGATACGATCAGAATTAATACAGTGGATTCCTTTCCGGTTATTGTTCACGATTCGATAGTATGGGAAAAGTACGTAACGCAAAAAGATACTTTCATACAGATCAGAACGGAATACGTACCTAAACCGCGATATATTGAAAGATTCGATTTAAAGCGTTTTAACGATAGTTTAAAGCATATCCGAACTATCTATGCGGATTCGCTACAAAACGCGCTTAGAACGCATAAAACCAAGTTAAAAACGGATTTAAAGCATCAACGAGTAGTTAAGGATAAAACATTTACCGATTCTATGAAGTTTCTGGCCGTTAGTTTATTCCTGTTATTAATGATCCTGATCTTTTTTAAAGTAAGTAAATACCTAAATATCCAAGAATGATAACAACTGCGCAGGCAATAGCAAAATACGGACAACCAAACGAATCCGGTACCTACTTAAAAACTATCAACCTACCGTACCCAATGCGTATTGCTTGGGACACAAAGACAAAAGTAATGCGGATGAGATGCCACAAGATGGTTGCTGATGCGTTTTTAAGCGTGTTTAAGGAGCTTTTGGCCGTCTATGGGTATGAACGTATAGTTGAGCTAGGGATTGATTTGTACGGAGGTTGTTTTAATTACAGGAAAATGCGCGGCGGTTCGTCTTGGTCTAAACACGCTTTTGGTATTGCAATAGATCTGGATCCGGCAAGAAATACTTTAAAGGAAACAAGTAAGACTGCGCGCTTTGCTCGTCCGGAATACGCTCCTATGATTGAGATCTTCTATAAACACGGATTTATTTCGTTAGGAAAAGAGAAGAACTACGATTGGATGCACTTTGAGATCGCAAAATAAATTTGCAGGATAGAAAAAAACGACTACATTTGTAGCGCATAATTGTTTTAGTGTTAGAGAAAGGGTTGCCAGATGAACGCGGTAACCCTTTTTTGTTTAATATAATATACCTAATCGGGTATAAAGCGACTAAATGCATAATATATTACACCTTTTCGGGTATAGAATCAGGCTAAAACCTTACAGAAGTCACAGTAAAATCAGGGTAAAACCTTACTGATCAGAAAAAAAAGTTAAAAAAAATAAAATATTTTGTTGAGAAGTATTGTTTATTGAAAAAGTTATATTATATTTGTCCTATAATTAACAACGCAAAACGCAAAACAATGAAAACACAAAACTTAAACATCGAAAGACAAATCGTAGCAAACGAAATCAACAATTTAAAATCAATGATTTTAGATTTATCAAAATACGATAGCATCTCTGCAAAATTCCAAGTAGAAGATTTTACTGAAATCTTAAATGATAAAATCAAATACGAAAAGACATTATATTAATCAAACGAGGGGTGCGACTCGGTAACGCACATTTTTAAAACACAAAACAATGCAAACATTTAGACTAACAATTTTAGATTACAAACGCGAAACGCTTTTCTTTATGAACATCAACGCAGATGGTTATTTAGAAGCTAGCCAGAAAGCTCGCAGAACTTTAGAAACAACAAACGACAACCGCGCGTTTGCTTTTGAATTAGAACAATTAACATTTTAACTATGAAAACAATTAAGCATTACGCAACTTGGTTTAAGGAATTAAACTCAGACGAAAGAGATACGCTAGCAGGCGCAGTCATTGCAGTTTTATTCGTGTTTATTTTGATTTGGCTGCAGAGTACAAATAGCTATCCTGTACTAGATGCTAAAACACGAAACCATCAAACGTACCAAAAGCAAAGCTACGAGCTTAAACCGTCTTTTGATAAATACGTCAATCACGTTTACAATGATAAATTCGGATCAGATGAGCAACGTTAATTTAGATTTAGTTATTCAGTTCATTAAAGAAAAAGGATTGGATAAAAAATGCCGGAAGCGAGAAAAGGCGTATGTTAGGCAATACTTAATTTATAAGTTAAGAAATACAAACCTATACGCTTGGTCGGAATTAGGCAAATTGTTTAACAGGGATCACGCTACAATGATTTACTCCTATAGGCAGCACGAAGCGCTTAAGAACGATCGCTTTTATCTCAGAACTATTCAAGAAGCTGCAAATGTTTTTGACGATGCTACGTTGCAATACGTTCCGGAGCCAAGAGATATCTTTGTAGATATTCAGAAAGCAAACAACTTAGATGGCCTGCGCAGAATTAAGCGCTGGATCAAAGAAGGATTGTACGAACTACAAACAGAAAAGCTATGACACCGAAAGAAAAAGCATTAGATTTAGTAGAGCAATTTGCATCCGTGTTGATGCACGATGAGTTCTATGAGGATTCTATTATGTGCGCAAGAATTGCAGTTGAATTACTATTGCAAGAATTTTATGTAGATGAGTTTTATACCGAAGTTAAACACGAATTAGAAAAGTTATGACACCGAAAGAAAAAGCAATAGAGTTAGTAGATAAAATGAAATATCCTATGAATGGTGTTTATGTAATAAGTCACGTTGCTAACGAACTTGCATTGATTTTAGTTGATGAGATAGTTGAGGCTTTAGATAATCACCATTGGCAAAATAGAAATGTTACAGAATATTATAGAGAAGTAAAAAACGAAATCGAAAAGCTATGACAAAAGAATTAGCCCGCGATATTCTATGGAATTTCTGCGAAGAAAAAATCAAAGACGGAAAAGACCTTCCGATATATGACACAAGAGTAACTACAACTTATGAAAATAATGTTTTAGCTACGTGGACATTTAGAGGCTTATTAAAATATATTTACGAATTAGAAGATAAAAAACTATGAACCAAGAACAATACTCAGAAGCGGTAAAACGCAATTTAGAAAAGCTAATCGTACTAACTGCCATACTTCCGGTGTTAGGTGATTATATCGAAGATTTAAACGATGCTAACGTATTTAAGCATAACATCAAACGCAAGGCCTCAATGTTTCTGGAGGAGATCCAAAAGACGGACAGGTTGATAATTAACTATTCTGATCCTAAAGCAATGGAGCAGCAGGTAGATATCCAACGCGCGTTTCGTGTTTGGGTAAAAGAAAACTTTAGCTTTGAGAAGTTGTTAGAAGAATAATTATTATATTTGTTGACGACGTGCAGGTCGCATAAAACATTATTGAAAGCTCTTTTAGTGAGTACCGCTGCACCGGGAAAACTGAAAGGGCTTTTTTATTTAAAAATAAAATCAATGAATATTTTAGAAAAAGCAAATGAAATTGTAAATCTTCGTCAAGAAGAAAAAGAAAGGCAATATGGTGATTTCCATTTGTCAATGCAAAAAACAGCTGAAATAGCTTCTTTAATGTCAAATAAACAAATATCAGTGCGAGAGTGCTATAATGTTTTAATAGCTTTAAAATTAGCCAGACAATCAAATGCTCATAAAGAAGACAACTTGCTAGATGCTGTTGCATATATGGGTTCTTTAAATGACTATTTAAATAAAATTTTATGAACAATTTTGAACAAATGTATTCGGCTGTAATGTCAGCTTGTATGAAAACAGGAATTAAGGTCAACGGTAGGAATGGCCGTGTGCGGCAAATAACAGCAGCCCAAATTAGAGCGAATGTTAATGAAGGTTTTCCGGTAGTTACTGGCAAACAAATATTTCCTAGATCTTGTTTTGTTGAAACCGAATGGCTTTTATCTGGGAATACTAATATTCAGTTTTTAAATAATAATAAAGTGCACATTTGGGATCAATGGGCAAATGAAAATGGCGATTTAGGCCCTGTTTACGGACATCAATTAAACAACTTTAACGGTATTAACCAAGTATTAAGTGTTTTAAGTGACTTTAAATTAAATAAACACTCAAGAAGATTACTGTTCACAATGTGGAATCCTACTCAATTGCAGGACATGGCTTTGCCACCTTGCCATTACGCTTTTCAATTTGTAATTGCAAATGATAAAGTTGACGTTGTAGTTTCAATGCGATCGCTAGATTTGTTTGTTGGATTGCCTTATGACGTTGTTATGTATGCTTCAATATTGTGCGCTTTTGCTAATGAGTTTAATTTAAAAGCAAATGAAGTAGTTATAAATGCTGCAAATGCTCACGTTTATGAAGAGCACGTAAGTTCTGCTGCTATATATTGTAGCCGAAAAAAATTAAAGCTACCTGTATTAACTTCTTGCAGCACTTTTACAAATTTTAAATTTGATGAAATGAAAATTGAAAATTATAAGTATGAACCAAGATTAATTGTTAACGTTATAAAATAAAAAATATGAAATTAAAAAATGAGTTTAGGCCTATAAGAATTTGGGCTACTGAAAAAGGCATTTATGCAAAAGGAGACATTAAAACGCAATATGTTAAACTGCAAGAAGAGGCTGGCGAATTAGCTAAAGCAATTATAAATAATGATAAAAACGAAATTATTGATGCTATTGGGGATTGCGTTGTTGTTTTAACTAGTTTAGCCCATTTTTCTGATATAACTATAGAAGAATGTATAAACTCGGCTTATAATGTAATTTCAAAAAGAAATGGTAAAATGGTTAATGGTAGTTTTATAAAAAATAAATAATATGAGAGAGTACTTAGCAAAAATTAGAATACCTGAAGAGCTAAAAAATGAGTCAACAGGGTTTATTGGTGAAAAAATATTTGAATTATGGTTTACATATAACTATCAGGACGAGCCATTGTTTAAACAAAAAGCTGATATGGATTTAAATGGAGTAGATTTTGCTGATTCTCAGGGAACTACCTATCAAGTTAAAACAACAAAAGCAAAGACATACACGTTTAATTGCGATTTAGAGCACGCTGGACAGCATTTAAAATGTTCAAGATACATATTTATACAATTAACCGATAGGCACGCTTATATTGAGCCTATTTATGAAAAAGAAAATATTTTAACCAAATTAAAAAAGTCTTTTAAAGAAGAAAAACAATGTTTTGTATATTGCAAAGATTTGTTACAGAGAGACCTCTTTATTTAAATTTAAATTTTAGTGCAGTAAAATGGCAAAAGATAAAAAATCATTTATTTTATATAGTGATATAATTTACACTGTAGAAAAACTTTCAGACATAGAGGCAGGGCAATTGCTCAAGCACCTGTTGAGATATGTAAACGACCAAAATCCTACAACCGAGAATCCATTGGTAGAGATTGCGTTTGAACCAATCAAGCAGCAGCTCAAACGAGACCTTGTAAAGTTTGAAGATGTCAAAGGAAAGCGAAGCGAAGCAGGTAAAGCAGGTGCTATTAAGAGATGGCAAGATATAGCAAATGCTAACAAAGGCATACAAACTATAGCAAACATAGCTGTAAATGATAATGATAATGTTAATGTTATATCTAAAGATATATATAGGAGCTTCGCTCACCTGTCTATCTCAAATGCTGATATTGAAAAGCTATTGGATAAATACTCTATAAACGAAATTGATGAAGTATTAGACTCCATAGAAAATTTTAAAGGCAACAAGAAATATACTTCACTATATTTGACGGCTAATAAATGGCTATCTAAAAACAAGAAATCTACGGAAGTTGAAGAGCCTAAAGAATTATTATTAGCACGAAAATTAGGACTATGTTAAGTAAGCAAGGAGACGCACTACAATACCTCTTGGATGTGCGAGATGGTAAAATCAAACAAGGACTCGGTCTTGACTGCTTTTTAGACGAGCATTTAAGATTTAAGCCTAAACAACTAAACATCATTTTAGGACACGACAATGTTGGAAAGACATATTTTATAAACTGGTACTTTCTATCGCTTGCGCTTAAGCACAATTTAACGTTTTGCATTTGGTCTGGAGAAAATCAAAAAGGTCAAATACTGCGTGATATGATTCAGATGTATAGAGGTAAACATTTTAGTAAATTAAGCCATTCTCAAATTAGCGGAGACCTTGCTTATTTGGAGCAGTTTTTTACGTTTATAGACAACTCAAAACTTTACAAACCTGATGAGATACTTGAGCTATTTAAAAAGAGCGGAGCGGATGTTGGATTGATAGATCCGTTTACAGGTTTAGATCGAGAGATGACCTATGCTGGCAATTACGAATTTATGAACCGAGCAAGACAGTTCGTTAATCAAACAGGGATGACTATCTACATAAACACGCACCCTAACTCCGAATCAGGTAGAACAGGTAACCTATATCAAGACGGAGAATGGAAAGGGCATTTAAAGCCGCCCCTTAAAGATCACATTGAAGGTGGTAAGGCATTTTTGAATCGTTGTGATGATATGTTTGTGATACATCGCCTAATCAAACACGAAACAATGAAATTGATAACTTGGGTAGGAGTAGAAAAAGTCAAAGACACTGAGACAGGCGGCAAACACACGGCATTAAATGAGCCAGTCTACTGCAACTTTAATTCAGGCATTGGCTTCCAAATAAACGGAGTAGATCCTTTAGCACCATTTAGACCAAACGAAAAGCAAATGACGCTACCAAAAGACGGACAGATAGAAACCACTTCGGAAAAGCTCCGTAGAATGTCACAACAAACACCTTTTTAAAATGGATTTATCATTAAAGTTATTATGGGCCAAAACAACCGTTTGGACGGTAGCCCAAAGAATCAAAAACGTCAGAGAAAAACTCGAACAAGAAAAGCCTACCGCAAAAGATTATATACAAGGAGGTAAGGAAAGCGAGCAGTATTTACTTGAAACGCTAAACGTAATTAACCTGCTAGAGGATGAGATAACAAGCCTAAACCGAGAACTAAACCAGCTAGCGAGAAGAAACGCGCAGCTCCGGGTAGCATACGACGAACTAAAAAACGAAATGAAATTTAAAGATATTGAACTATGAAAAAAATAGGAGGCATAGTAAGCGTAACAATAGGTGAACAAACTTTCAATATAGAAGATTTTGAAGATTCAAAACCTATGGGATTTAAAGTTACTTTATGTAAAGAATATTGGGAGCAATACGCTCAAAAACAAAAAGAAAAATTATTTAAAAACGCAAAAAATGCCCAGATGTAAAAACTGCAAAGAGAAGTTTGAGCCTGTACGCTTTAACCAAAAGTTTTGTTTGGATCCGCAATGCGTTGCCGTTTGGGTATCTGAGGCTAAAGATCAGAGTTGGAAAAAGACGAAAAAGAAAATGCAATCAGAAATTGAAACCGTACAGGAACTGATGAAGGCAGCGCAAATAGTTTTCAATAAGTATATACGGATCAGGGATAAAGACAAGCCTTGCGTTAGTTGCGGGTCTAAGCTAGGCGATAAATTCGATGCAGGCCACTATTTTAGCTCAGGCGGACACAAGCCAATTACATTCGATGAAGATAACGTACACGGCCAATGCGTAGCTTGCAATCAATGGAAACACGGAAACCTGATCAACTATCAATTAGGAATACAGGAGCGCATCGGAGCAGATAGATTACTACAACTTCACGCAAAAGCTAATCAAACAAAGAAGTACACCAGAGAAGAACTACGCAACCTAATCGCAGTTTATAAGGAAAAAATAAAAAAAATGTAAATTATTTTATTCGAAGCTGTTTTATATTAAAAAAATATATTATATTTGTTTTATAATTAATAACTCTAAAAACAAAAATGCAATGAAAAATTTATTTAAACATTTAGCAGCCTTCCAACAAGAAGTACCTGTAATTCACAAAGCTACTCAGGGCTTCGGCTATTCTTACGCTGATCTCCCGGCTATCTTTGAAAAAATCAATCCGTTGTTAGCTAAACACGGACTAGGATTCACTCAGTTGATTGAAACTATTGAAGGATCTAACTACATTAAAACTATTGTATACCACGCTGAAACAGGCGAGAACCTAACAAGCAGCGTTTTAATACCTTACGTTCAACTGAAGGGTATGAATGACTATCAGTCGTTTGGTTCGGGCGTGACCTATTTTCGTAGGTACGCATTGGCAAGCTGCCTTGCTTTAGTGACGGATAAAGACACCGACGGATCAGGAGAGCAAGTAAAAAGCGAAAAGAAGCTACCTGCTATTGATGCTAAGCGCTTTCAAGAGGCCGTTAAGGCAATCGGTACCGGAAACTTTTCCAGAGCTAATCTAGAGAAGCATTTTAGCTTAACTGCTGAGCAAGCTGAAATACTAAACGCGCTATGAAAGTAAGAGCAAGCGCCCTAGCAAAAATGATGGCTACTCCCCGATCAAAAGGGGAGCTGCTTTCTCAAACTGCAAAAAGCTACATCAAGGAAGTAGTATTGCAGGATAAGTACGGTATTTACAAAGAGTTCAATTCCAGATACACAGACAAAGGCAATCAAACAGAAGATGAGGCAATACAGTTGGTTTCTGAGGTAATGGATTTAGGATTCGTACTAAAAAACGAACAGAAGTTTGAAAACGAATATATCAAAGGGACCCCGGACGTAATTACAGAACATCTAATAATTGATACAAAGGTAAGTTGGTCGGCTGCTACGTTTCCTTTCTTTGAAAATGAGCTACCTAATTCCGATTACTATTGGCAGATGCAGGCTTATATGTGGATGACAGGTAAACGTCAGGCCGTTGTAGCTTACTGCCTGGTCAATACGCCTTATTTGATTCTGGAGGATGAGGTACGCCGCGAACATTGGAAGCAGAATGTAATCGGAGAAAGCGATGAGATACGCGCATACGTAGAAGCTCAACATAACTTTGATCACATACCAAAAGACGAAAGAGTAAGGTTATACCTTGTAGATTATAATGAGCAGGATATTGAACGCGCTAAAGAAAAAATAGAAATAGGAACGGTATTATACAACCAACTAATGAACCAATGACAAAGAAAGTAAACCGGTATTTTGTAGCTACTATAAATATCTACGATGATAATTTCGAATTATTAGAAGAACGCATAAAAGACCTGCTGCAGGAAATGCGAGTACAGTATATAATCAATTACAGTAATCAGGATCCGGTTTTAATTCAAGAGGTTACCGAGTTGGTATTTAAAGACGAACTTTCACAATTTAACTAATATGAACTTAAAACTACTAGTAGAAGACCCAATCGTACTCAAAGTGATGACCAAGTTTTATGACCGCTCAAAACGAGGGATAGAGAAGTACGGCACTATGCTAACACGAACTGATTTAGACTTCATTGACTGGGTTACGCACTTACAGGAGGAAATGTTAGATGCAGCTTTGTACTGCGAGCGACTAAAACACGAATACAAAAAGAACCAAAAAGCCGCTTTAATTGAGTTGAGCAATATGGAAAAGGATAAGGGGTAAAAATTGCCACATAAGTAAACACGAAATGTAAAGAAATAAGGGATAGGCGCAACAACTCCCGTTTTCAATAGAACGCTGACGGCTCGGAAAGACGAGCATATTTTTTAACTAAACAACAAGAACAATGAAAGCAACACTACACTTTGACCACGACGAAAGGGATGAGCTACAAGATGCGATAAATGCGTGGAAATGGAAGCTCATTTGTCACGAGCTTGACCAAGAAATGCGCTCGGTGGTGAAACACGGATACATCGGAAACCGAGAGGCAACTGAAGCAGAAATGGAAGTAACCGACTATTGGAGAGATAAACTCCGCGAATTAATAAACGAAGATAACTTAAATTTATGAGTCCTGAAAAAGAATACCTCGCAGCTATCTGCACAATGCTACTTGTAACGGCAGTAGCAATTATTTTAGTAATCAATTTAATCTATAATTTATAATGGAAAACAAAACAAACACAGGAGCAATCTTTAAGAACGACCACAAAAAAGCGGAAAACCACCCAGACTATAAAGGAAAGGTAAACGTAAACGGCAAAGAGATGGAAGTAGCTCTATGGGTAAAGCAAGGCAAAAACGGAAGTTTCTTCTCAGCTGCATTTAGCGAGCCGTATGTTGCACCAGTTGAACGTGCGCCAATCGGAGATAGTATTGATTCTGATCTGCCATTCTGATATGAATAGAGAATTAGAAATAATCGGGAGCGGCGCGGATATTGTTCGCGCTGCCCTTATTAAGCACTTAGAACTATCTGGAAGGAGCCTAACGTCATTCTGCGTAGAGAACCAGCTTTATCAGTCAAACATTTATTTATTTGTACGCGGCAAAAACCTATCAACGCCAACCCTGCAGCGATTAGCAAATATTTTAAAAAGATTAGTATAATTAAAATTATTATTATATTTGTTCAAACAATTAAAACACGAAACAATGATTGCAATTAGTTATTTAAAATGCGAAATGTGTAACGGCGAAGGCTGTTATATGGAAGAAATTACAGGAAATCACGAGCCTTACTTTCAAGATTGGAGAGATTGCGCCTGCGATAAATGCCACACTAAAGGCCGTTTTATTGATCTGGATAGCACGTTAATGAAGATTAATTACGAGCACGATGTTAATTTTACGGAGCTAAATGATATTGTATCTGCAACAGATAGATATTTAAGCGGTTTTAAACAAAGAAAGGAAGTAATTTTGTATTCAATCAATGCTTTAAAAATGATGGGCCTGACGGATGAGCTATATAAAAGATACGCAAACCGGTTGGATTCAGTTAACCGAGCTATTGAAAGAGTAAATAATTACAAACAAATATTAGAGACGTATGAAGCGACTTACTAAACTAAAGGCTAAAGTTCACATAGATGACAACTTTGGCTTTGGATTGTTGATCAGCACCGGAGGTATTGGTTTAATGATTTTAAACGTTATTTTTGAATTAGATTGGAAGTAACAAAACATAATTGGATTCAGGTAATGGCCGCTCATCATAACGAATGGGTGGCCATTGTGCGTTCATTCGGTACCGATTACCCAGATGACATAGTACAGGAATGCTACATTAAATTAATGAGGATAGGCAACCCTCAAAAGTATTTTGAAAAAGGTCAAATCAACCGCGCTTTGATGTGGGTAACGCTTCGCAATATGTTTTACGACATAACGAAAAAAGAAGCTAAAAATACAATTCCATACGATAGCATACAAAACACCGTTAGAACGCAAGAAAACACGGAAAAATGGGAAGCATTAGAACGCTTTGAGGATAAGATCAAAGAGGAAATGAAAAGCTGGGAGTATTACGATAGGCAAATATTTATGCTTTACCGCGATACAGGATACTCTTTCCGGAAGTTAAGCAAAGAAGTTGGCATAGGAACGCGCAGTATATTCTACACGATTAAGAAATGCAAGGAAAAGCTCAACGAAGCTTTAGGCGAAGATTGGGAAGATTATAACAATAACGATTTTGAATTAATTTAAAAGTAAGCAAAATGGCAAGACCAAGAAAAGCAAAAGGACTAGGCGATACGGTAGAAAATGTATTAGAAGCAACCGGAATAGCTGCAGTAGTGAAATTTATCGCAGGAGATGACTGCGGATGCAATGAACGTAAAGAGAAACTAAACCAAAGGTTCCCTTATTTCAACTGCCTAACGGAAGACGAATATAACTACCTTACCGAAATGGATATCAATAAAAAGTATAGCCTAACGCCAACAGAGCAGGCAGCTATCCTTTCAATGTATCAACGCGTATTTAACAAAAGAAAATCTCCTACAACCTGCCCGAGCTGCTGGATAGAAATAATAAACGACCTTAAAGAAGTTTATAACTCTTACGAAGGATGAAGCTAATAAAACACGGTCGAAATGTCCACGAATTAAATTTTGATTCTAAGGACGTTAAAATTGCTTTCCTAAGCGATATACATTGGGACAACCCTAAGTGCGATCAGGAGCTATTAAAACAGCATCTGGAGTATTGTTTAAAGCACAACATTAAAGTTTTTTTAAACGGAGACACATTCTGCCTTATGCAGGGGCGCGGAGATAATCGCCGCAATAAGGCGGACATTAGACCAGAACATAACAACGCACGCTATTTGGATTCAGTTGTAGAAACTGCCGTGGAATGGTTTGCGCCTTACGCTAGCATCTTGACTGTCATCGGATACGGCAACCACGAGACAGGTATTATTAAATGGCAAGAAACGGACGTACTTATGCGCTTTGTTGATTTACTTAACTATAAATGCAAGTCGAATGTAATGACAGGAGGCTACGGTGGTTGGTTGATTATTCGTAATAGCTATTCAAACACGAACCTAACAACAAAAGTAAAATATTACCACGGATCAGGAGGTGGAGGTGTAGTTACAAAAGGCGCCTTGAACCTAACGCGAGCTATTGAAATGTACGAAGACTTTGATGTATTTACAATGGGGCATATACACGAAAATGCAGCACGTAATGACGTAAGGGAAATGATTAAGCACAGTACCAAAAGCGGATATTCAAGCTCTCAAAGACCTTTACATATGATGTTAACCGGAACTTACAAAGAAGAATACGGAGACGGGGACCACGGCTGGCACGTTGAACGCGGAGCGCCTGCAAAACCTTTAGGCGGTAGGTTGCTGACAATTAAGATGATACGCAAATCAAAAGACGGAACAAATCACTATTATAACAAAGTAGATTCACACCAATTCAATATCTAATGCCGATACCAAAAATATTACCAAAGGAGCAGGCCGGAGAATTTATGCAGCGTTGCATAATGGATCCGGTAATGGTACGCGAATACCCAAACATAGACCAAAGAATAGCAATTTGTCAAAACCAATTAACAGAAAATGCAAGTAAACAAAGTAAAAATTACATAAGTAAAAATTAAAGTTGAATGATAATTGAAAAAAGGAAGCTCAGCGAATTAAATGCCGCTCCTTACAACCCAAGACAAAGCACGGCTAAACAAGAAAAGCAATTAAAAGCAAGTTTAGAAAAGTTTGGTTTAGTAGAGCCTGTAATTTACAATAAGCGAACAGGCTATATTGTAGGAGGCCATTTCAGAGTTAGAGAATTACAAAAACTCGGATGCAAAGAAATAGACTGCGTTATAGTAGACCTAAGCAATGAAGACGAAAGAGAATTAAACATACGTCTTAATGCAAACACAGGCGAATGGGATTGGGACATGCTAGCTAACGAATGGAATGATAAGGATTTAAAGGATTGGGGTTTGAATATTCCCGTAGTAATAGACGAATTAAAATTAGACCAAACAACAATAGACAATAATAAACCTGCATCTTTAAAAATTACATTTAAAACAATAGAGCAATTACAGGAAGCTGAAAACGATATACTAGAACTAATCGATAGAAAATATTATGGAGCAACCTATAAGCTACATATACCAAAATAATTAGAATAAAATTAGAACAATGGCAAACGAACAAAACTTAATACCTGCACAGAAAGGTGAGGTAAGAAATCCAAACGGAAGGCCTAAGGGAGCAAAAAACAGAAGCACGATAGCGCGCAGATGGTTAGAAGTTAATCAATCGCTAAAGAACCCTTTAACAGGCGAACAGGAAACGATGAGCCAAGAAGATCTAATGACTTTAGCGCTGATCAAGAAAGCTCGCGAAGGAGATGTAACTGCATACAAGGCATTAATGGATTCAGGTTATGGCGCGCCGCTTCAGCAGATAGAACAAACAAACATAGAGCAACCTTTATTTCCAGATGTTCAAGAGAACGACGTCAATCAATAAAATACTTTCGTTAAAAAAACGGATAAAGATTATACAGGGAGGAACCTCAGCAGGCAAGACCTTCGGTATATTGCCAATCCTTATAGACCGAGCAATTAAACAACCCAACTTTGAGATCAGCGTAGTTGCTGAATCAATACCACATTTGCGCCGCGGAGCCCTTAAAGATTTCTTGAAAATTATGCGCTGGACTAACCGGTACGTAGATGGGCAGTTTAACAAATCGCTATTAACCTATACGTTTAAAAACGGATCTTACATTGAGTTCTTTTCCGCAGATGATTCCAGCAAATTGCGAGGCGCAAGGCGCGACGTTCTGTATATAAACGAGTGTAACAATATTACGTTTGAATCTTACAATGAGCTTTCAATTCGTACCAAGCGCGAGATATATTTAGACTTCAACCCTGCTAATGAATTTTGGGTACACACCGAACTCAAACACGAACCGGATGTGGATTTCATAATCTTAACGTACAAAGACAATGAGGCGCTAGATCAGAGTATTGTCACACAAATTGAGAAGAATCGTGACAAAGCAGTTACTTCTAACTATTGGGCAAATTGGTGGCGCGTTTATGGTTTAGGCGAAGTCGGTATGCTTGAAGGAGTAATCTTTGAGAATTGGAAAGAGATTGACAAGGTGCCAGAAGATGCACGTTTAGTAGGCATTGGCTTAGACTTCGGATATACTAACGACCCAACGGCGGCTATTGAGATTTATAATTGGAACGGCAAGCGAATAGTAAACGAACTTGTTTACCGTACAGGGATGCTAAATTCAGACATAGCAAAGGTGCTACCGTCTGGCGTTATTATTTATGCCGATAGCTCAGAACCGAAATCAATTGATGATATTAAACGCTACGGAAAGACGATCAAAGGCGTAACGAAAGGGAAGGATTCAATTAACTACGGAATTGACGTAATGCAGCAACAGGAGTATTTAGTAACCAAGCAAAGTACCAACCTAATCAAAGAACTTCGCGCTTACTGCTGGGATGTTGACAGATCAGGAAACAGAGGTAGAAATCCTGCAGGCGGATTGGATCACGGTATTGATGCGCTGAGATACCACGAGATGGAAACGCTCGGCTTAAAGAAAAACTACGGTAACTATAACATACGCTAATGGCAGAAAATTACACAGAAGCAATGTGCCATTTGGTAGAGCTTTATATACAGAAGCATACAGGAAGACGAATCAAAATAGTTTTCAATGACCCTAACAGATTAAGGGAACATTTAACAATGCTTAGGGAAGCATTTAATTACGTGCAACAACAAAACAAAAAATAAGTTATACAGATATGGAATTGCAAATAAACGTACCTACTTCATTAAACGAAATTCCGTTAAAGAATTACGTAGATTTCTTAAAAGTACAGGAAGGTTCAAACGATGAGGAATTTGTAGCCCAGAAGATGATCGAAATCTTTTGCGGCATCCAGTTGATTGATGTAGCTAAAATAAAGCTTACTTCACTAAATGAAATGGTAGCGCACTTCACGCAGCTATTCGAACAGAAGCCTAAATTTCAGCAAACCTTTAAAATTGGAGATATTGAGTTTGGTTTTATTCCAAACTTAGAGGATATTACTTTTGGCGAGTACGTAGATTTAGAAAATCATTTGCAAAGCTGGGATAGTTTTAACAAGGCAATGGCAGTTATGTACAGGCCTATTAAAAAACGAATCAAAGACAAGTACGAGATACAGGAATACTCCGGAACAAAAGAATATCAGGAGTTGATGCAGTACGCTCCGCTTGATGTTTGTATAGCAGCATCGGTTTTTTTTTACAATTTAAGCAACGAATTACTAGCGGCTACCCTGAACTATTTGGAGAAGGAAATCAAGAAGGATCCGAACCTATCAACGACTTTAGCGAAACAACTCAATTTGCAAAACAATGGGGATGGTATCAAAGTATATATGGAATCGCTAAGGGAGACGTTACTAAATTCGATGAAGTTACCAAGCTCGGACTACTTAAATGTCTCACGTATCTCACCTTTGAGCACCAAAAAAACGAAATTGAAAAAAGAATCTTTGAACGCCAACTAAGACGATGAACTACTACCAAACATTAGAAACCTTGCGCCTGCATTTTAGCGGAGATCCGATAGTCAACCAAATTTCTCAGGGCGATATCTTTGGAGTTGATCTGGACAAGAAAACAATCTTTCCGTTAGTTCACATAATGGTAAACAGTTCAACTGCTGAGGAATTTGTCATCCGTTACAATGTTACTATTATGGCTATGGATATAGTTGACATAACAAAGGAAAACGATACAGACCTGTTTTACGGTATGGATAACGAAACGGATGCGTTAAACGCAATGCATTCCGTATTGATCAGAGCCTACAAACTAATGAAGGCAGGCAGCATTTGGGATCAGAAAGTACAGATTGAAGAAGCGGTAACGTTAGAACCGTTTGCTGAACGCTTTGAGAATAACCTTGCAGGTTGGGCAATGACTTTTGATTTAGTGGTACCTAATGAAATGACTATCTGCTAATGGAAAAGCAGGAGGTACAGAAGGCGCTTGAAAGATTCCGTAACCACGTTGTTAGCGTTTCTAAGCGCAATTTAACGAACGGAAATAGGAATGTATCAAAGAAGCTATACAACTCCATTAAAGGGGATGTAAAAGCAATGCCTAACAGTTTCTCGCTGCAGTTTTATATGGAAGATTACGGAGCCTATCAAGATTTAGGCGTTCAAGGGAAAAATAGCATATCGAAAGCTCCTAATTCGCCATTTAGATTTGGTAAAGGTACCGGAAAAAAAGGAGGACTAACCGAAGGTATTAAAGAATGGGTACGAAAGCGCAGGTTTCAATTTAAGGATAAAAAGACAGGTAAGTTTTTAAGCTACGAATCAACTGCTTTTCTGATCACTCGCGGAATTTACAATAAAGGAATCAGGCCCAGTATGTTTTTTACTAAACCTTTTGAAGCTGCTTACAGAAACCTTCCGGATGAGTTAGTACAATCTTTCGCTCTGGATACTCAAAAACTATTTGATCAACAAATTGACAATATACTTAAGAAATAATGGCAACAATTAACGCAAGAAACCCATACATAGTAACAATTAACGAAACCTCGCAGATAGAGACAAAGCTGCAGATCTTTCTTTGGAACGGTACAGGCTCAATGCCTGCTTCACCTACTTACACATTAAGTAAGAAGATACCAAGCTCAAACAATCCTGCGACTTACTACGATGTTTCGCCTTATATCCGTGAGTACATAGACCACGACACACTTCAAACGATTACAAACGTATTTACGGCTACTCCTTCAGCGCAATGGTGCAACGTAGGCTTAAAGTTATTCAAGAAAATTACTACGTCTTTTACTCAAGTCGGAAGCACTCAAACGCATTTTGGTGTTGACGGCTACGGCTACTATGAAGAAGGCTATAACCCTGCGCTCGGAAGCTATCTACTTTCATCAGGTACATACACCTACAACTATGATTTAAGCGGGGAGTACGGATGGCTAACGCTATACACAGGTAGCGGCAACTCGGTTAAATACACGAACCTATCTACAGGAGCTACAACAACGACAGGTCTTACTAATAACGTGTGGAGAGATATCCCAAGAGTTCTATCAGCCTATGCTGCAGTAGGGAATAAATTAGAAATCATTGATGGCAGCGCAGCAGTATTGTTTACGGCTACGTTTCAACCTAAAATCGAATGTAAGTATACTCCGGTTCAATTAGACTTTGTCAACAAATTTGGAGCTTGGCAACGCGAATGGTTTTTTAAAGCAAGCAACGATAGCTTGGGAATTGAAAACACGGAGTATAATTTGATGCAAACTCGTTACCCTAACTACTCAACTTTGGAAGGTCAGAGAGCGGTATTTAATGCCAACGGAAAGAAGATGATTCGAGTTAACACGGATTGGGTAAGCGAAAGTTTTAAGGAGGTAATTCAGCAGTTGATGCTATCTGAAAGAATCCTAATAAACAAGAAGCCTGCTAAACTAAATACCAAAAACACGGAGCTATTCAAAAGCATAAATACAAAGCTGATCAACTACCAACTTGAGTTTGAATTTGCTTATGACGTTATCAATTCCGTAGTCTAATGAGAAAGGTACAACTCTACATAGAAGGCAACCGCATTGAGCTATTCAATGACGAGCAGATACAGGTAACAAGCTCTATCCAAAACGTCCAAGACATTTCTAAAACGTTTACTGATTTCTCTCAAGGCTTTACGGTCCCGGCTTCTGATCACAACAACGTATGCTTCGAGCATTGGTATAATAGTGACATTGATTTCACAACGGATAACAACCTACGAAAAGACGCATACATTGAAATCAACCTAACTACCTTTCGTAAGGGAAAAGTACAATTAGACGGAGCAACGCTAACCAACGGCAAACCGAGTTCCTACAAACTAACTTTCTACGGAGAAGGAGTAACGCTGAAAGATACCTTTGGAGAGGATTTACTTTCGGATTTAGACTATACTGATTACGCTCACGAATTTACTTCTGCGGAGGTTTTAGCGCGCATTGAGGATGGAGGTAATACCTACGATGTAAAGTACCCGCTAATCACTTCAAATCGCATTTGGGAGTATCAGGCAGTGCCTCCAAACGCACCGCTACCAAACTGGCTTACTGCGGTATTAACTCAAAACGATATCCATACAAATTCGGGGGCTATAAATAAAAACGAATTATTCCCTGCATTCCGAGTTGCAAGAATATTTGATTTAATTGCAGCAAAGTACGGCATAACATTTTCGGGCGCTTTCTTACAAGATGAGCGGTTCACTGATTTGTTTTTGTGGTACAAAGGCAAGGAGGTTTTAGTTCAGTATTCCCTTGCATACGGATTGACTGCTGATACAATTACGCCTACGTTTACAAACTACGATTTAACGAACGCTTACACATCAGCTACAAACACAATACAAGTTCAAGAACTAGCAGGTGTTATTACTCACCGATTGGTTTACGAGGTAACGGCAACGACAACTTCGGCTAATTATAGCATTGATATTTACCAAAACGGAAACCTATACAACACTATCACAGGTTTTGGAACGGGAACTTATACGCTTGACGCTATAAACCAAACTACGGGCTTAAATGTTGCGTATACTTTCAATATTAGAACGGAAGGCGCAAACGTTATTGATTCGGAATTAAGATACGAAGTTGATTATATTACGGCAGGTTCATTAAACACGGACTACTTAACGGTAGTTTATGATGCGCTAACAGTAACGCTAACAGTTGATCTTGCAGCAAATGCGCCTGTTATGAAGATAGCAGATTTCTTTGCAGGGATTCTCAAGGTGTTTAATATGACAACCTACTCAATCACGGACGGAGAGTATTGGGTAGAGCCATTAGATGACTGGTATAGCAAAGGCGCGGTTGTAGACGTTAGCGAGTACGTTGACGTAAATACGATTGAACACGCAAGGATGCCGCTCTACAAAAAGATTGCATTTAAGTACCAAGATTCCGAGTGCTTTCTAAATAAAAACTTTTCGCAGACCTTTAGCAGAAGCTACGGAGATACAAGTTACCAATATAACTACGACGGCGGTGAATTTACGGTTGAGTTGCCTTTTGAAAACCTGCTACAACAAAAGTTTAACGGAACGCAGCAACTGCAGGTAGGATATTCGCTAAACTCTGAATTTACGCCATACATACCAAAGCCTGTTTTGCTTTATCAGTACCGAGTTTTAGATTGCGATTTCAAATGGGATAACGATGGCGGAGGACATTCAACAGTTGTAAACTATACTCCATTTGGGCAGGATTTGCTCTACAATAACACGGACTATACTTTGAACTTTGCGCCTGAAACAAGCACGATACTTGACTACCCTGTACAAAACACGCTATTTGCTAATTACTATTTCAGCTACCTGTATAATCTTTACAATTTAAAGCAGCGTTTGGTTAACATCAAAGCCAAACTACCTGTGAGCTTATTAACAGGATTGCAATTAAACGACAGGCTTGTAATTAGAGATAGAAGGTACATAATCAACGAGATGAAAA